CCATGATTGAAGACTTGGAGCGTGCGCGTAAGTCTATATTACACTTTTCTCGTTTCTTCTACATTGTTAATCTTGACGAAGGTAAACAACCAATTAAGCTTTATAATTATCAAAAGCGTATTTTAAAAGCACTTGTTGATCATAGATTTAATGTTGTATTAGCAAGTAGACAGATTGGTAAAGCATTAGCGTTAGACACACCAATACCCACACCTAACGGCTGGACTACAATGGGAGAATTAAAGACCGGTGATAAAGTTTACGGTTCAGATGGTAANGCGTGTAATGTTACTCAAGCACATGATATATTATATAATAGAGATTGCTATAAGGTTACTTTTGATAACGGAGAAAATATAATAGCTGATGCTGAACATTTATGGTTTACACAAAGTAGAAAAGAAAGAAATAGTAAGGGTTCAGTAAAAACAACAAAACAACTATTTGATACTTTAGAAACATATGGTGAAGAACCTAACCATAGAATACCAACAAATATTAACGGTATAGAAGGAATTAAAAAAAACTTACCTATAGATCCATATGTGCTCGGGTTATGGCTCGGAGATGGAGCAAGTGATGTTAATTCAATTACAGTAGGTAAAAGAGATATAACTGAAATAATTGATATATTAAAAAACCAGCAAACTCAGTTTGATAAACTAACATTAAAAGAATATAATACAGACGTATATACGTTGAGAATATCGGTAAATGAAAATGTACAAACAAAAGGTCTACTGTCATTATTAACATCTAATAATTTAAGAAATAATAAACATATACCTGTAGAATATATGTTAGCAAGCAGAGAGCAAAGACTACACCTCTTACAGGGATTAATAGATAGCGATGGTTATATTAATAAAGGTGGTGTTTGTCAATTTTACAATACTAATATACCTTTAGCTAAACAAGTGAAAGAGCTAACTGAAAGCTTGGGTTATAAGGTCACATATAAAGAATATATACCAAAGCTTTATGGTGTTGAATGTGAACCAGCGGCTTGTATTACATTTACACCCATTGAGTATATTTGTAGGTTATCGTTTAAACGTAATAGATTAAATATAAAGCCATTTGAAGTGCAATCTAAATTTAGATCTCAATGGCATTATATTAAAAATATAGAAAAGGTAGACTCAGTTCCGGTACGCTGTATAACTGTTGATAGCTCGGATAGCTTATATCTTTGTGGTAAGCAATATATACCTACCCACAATACAACCATCCTAACTATATTTGCTTTATGGATGATTTGTTTCAAGACGATTATAGGGTATTGTTAATTGCTAATAAAGAAGCAACAGCTATTAATATTTTTAAGCGTATTCGGTTGGCGTATGAAATGTTACCGAACTTTTTGAAACCGGGTGTTATAAACTATGCTAAAACCGGTTTAGAGTTAGCTAACGGTAGTTCAATTGGTATTAGTACCACCACATCTGATGCTGCCAGAGGTGAATCTATTAACTGTCTACTCATTGACGAAGCTGCATTTATTCCGCCTGAGTTTATGAACGACTTTTGGGAATCAGTATTCCCTGTAATTTCGTCTTCGAAGAAGTCCAAAATNTTTATGNTATCNACACCTAACGGTGTAGGCAACTTATTTTATAATATATATACAGAATCTTTGGATGGTAGTAATGGTTGGCACAATGAAAGAGTAGATTGGTGGGAGGTGCCTGGTAGAGATGAAAAATGGAGAGATATGACTGCTAAGGCTCTTGGCTCTGTAGAAGCTTTTAACCAGGAATATGGTAATGAGTTTAGAGCTGCTGGTGAAAACGCTTTAGATAATGATTTAATGTTAGAGTTTGAAAAGACCGCGCCAGACCCTATACTTGCAAGTGAAGATGGTTGCTATAACATTTACGTAGAACGTAAACACAATCATTTCTATTCAATAGGGGTTGACGTTGGTGATGGTATAGGTAGAGCTAACTCTGCTATTCAAGTACTGGATATAACGGATTTAACTAACATAGAACAAGTTGCTACGTACGCAAATAACAGACTTGATCCTTTTAATTTTGCTGGGAGATTGGTGGAAATAGCTCACGAGTGGGGCAGACCACCTCTATTAGTAGAACGTAATAATTGCGGTGCTCAGGTTATAGATGCCTTAATACACACTCACCATTATGAAAGCTTAGTAAAGTACACACCAAGTATGGGTACATTTACAGATAAGGTAGATAGAGATAATAGAATGGGTGTATACTCTCACACCAATAGCAAGTTCAATGCTATGGCTAATTTAAGGTATTGGATGACTACTCTACGTTGTCTTAAACTTAACGATAAAGAAACCATTAATGAGTTTAAGACATATGTTAAACAAGCTAACGGGGTATGGAAAAAACAATCCGACCGGTACTTGGATGATAGAGTAGAGTCTTTAATCTGGTCTTTATTTGCTTTAGATCCTAAAGTAATTGAACAGTTCTATGAAGTAATAGAAAGAGACGGTAATGGTAAACCTCTAAAGATACAACCATTAGATTGGGATCCTTATAGAGTAGAAGATACTGGCATACCAAGCCAACAAGATTTATACACCAGGTATGTAAAGAATAAACAACCTGAGTTGTCTGTACGTACACCCTCTATATTACCAGGTAAACAAGGTAATGGTAGTGAGATAGATGAGTTGTTTGAACAAGGGTGGAAGCCTGTAAACTTTAGTGCGGCTTCTGGTAGATTGCAAGGCGGAATGTTTTAAACAATAAAAAAGCCCTCATTGCTGAGGGCTTGTAAACTATTTGTTTGTTTTACTATGTCTTAGCTATCAAACAAGGACTTTTCACCAGAAGCTTTGCTTGCACCTTTTGTGCCATCTACTTCAAATTTCTTGATGTTCTGAAGCTTCTTAATGTCGCCGTTAAATGGCTTTGGTGTTGGTTCGCTTTCGACTTTACCGTCATCAGCTTTACCAGCATTGACTTTAAGCTTTGGGCTATCAGTAATTGGCTTGTTTACTGGATCAGGGTTACCTTTCTTTAAGGCACCATTTGGTTTTGTTAAAACATGACCAAGGTCTTCTGCTTCAACATCTTCAGCGATTGGTGACTCTTCAGCGTGACCAGCGATTTCTTGATCTTCTGCACCAAGGTCGCCATGTTCAGCATCAACTTCTTTGTCTTTCTTTAAGAAAGCAAGAATCTTTTCGAGCATTTCAATTGCTTCTTCATGAGTAGGAAGCTCTTCATGTTGCTCTTCGCCGCCCATTTCTTCGCCATCAGCAGCTGCATCAGTAGCAGCAGAAACACCTGCTTCTTCTTCGTCATGCATACCGTGCATTTCTTCATTTTCATTGAAAGGAACACCTTTAAGTGCTGCCTCGTATAAGTTATCGAATTTTGATTTTGACATAGTAAACTTTGGTTTGTAGTTATATTTATTATTCTCAACTACGGATTCCTGAACTTTTTCTTCAGGAGTTGTTGTTTTTGCTGTTTCTTTTTCTGTATCGGAGTCATCAGATTCATCTTCTTTGCCTTCTTCTTCTTTCTCCATTACCTTAGGATCAGAACCTGGATCTTCAACTTTATCTACAGGTTTAAAGCCGCTTTTCTTAGGCACTAAACCAGCTGGGCCAGAATTCTTTAGTACTGAATTGACTTCAACACCATCTACTTTTTTGACAGCTTCCTTTGTACCGCCACCTAATGGGCTACCTGCTTTAACCATATCTTCTGTTAAATACACACTTGTATCAGTGTGAGTAACAGCACCAGTAGTGTTTTCATTAACTGCTGATGGAATTTCGTGATTCGCAGCAGCAATACCACTGTAGAGCCCGCCGAGGTCGGATAAGGATTTGATCTTCATTTACAATATTATTTAGTATATCTGTCTACAAATCTATATAATTTAGTAAATAATTTTGATGGCCACGTCTTATATCTCTCAGTATTGTATTGATACAGGTACTTATACACCACCAGCAGTCGACTACGTTGGTTACCAATTAAGTGGTGGTTACAACTGTACGTACGGTACAAGTGGTGTTAGATATCTTAATGTAACGGATAATGCAAATCAAATATCTCTTTTTAATAGTTGGTGGCAAGAACAAATAAGTCAATTTGGACAACAAATTAACTATTATATAAATGGTTATAATTTATCCGCACATGATTATCTTTATGGCGAACAATCATTAGTTAAATATGCACCACCTATTCCGATGGTGATGGCAATAACGTTAAGTAATGATAATGTTATATTAAGCAAATTTGGTTTACAAGGAGAAGCAGATTTAACAGCATTTATTGCTATAACTACTTTTACTTCAACGGTTACCGCAATTAGTGGTTCATTATCGGCTTCAAACTATGAACCTAAAGCTGGTGATCTCATAGAGTTAGCAGAGTACGGTTCAACACGTCCAGGTGGTAGAAGTGGGCAAGTATATGAAATAACAGAACGTCTTGATCAATCCGGTGGAGATGAAGCNAATCAAATTTTAGGCCATTATATATGGACTATAAGAGCTAAACGTTATGAATGGAACTACGAGTTACAAGCTCCACGTGAAAAGCTTATGGATCAAGTATATGACAACAAGTTTGAAGGTACAGCTAATAACTTACCTAAAGTACTTGAAACAAAAGAATACACACAATTTGTTGATAAAGACTCGGTAAACGTATTTGACTACGCTCAGTACCCACAATCTAATACAAGTGTATATGGTGATTATGAAGACACTAACACTCTTGTTAACTTAATTGGTGTAGAAAATAGAGCGGGTCGTACCACTGGTGCTCTTGCTGCTTCAGCCAATGTGTATGTTGTAATCCCAAGTCCAAGCAACTTCCAACAATCTACAACAGCGTCGGTTGCAGTAGCAAATGCAAATCAATCACAACTCGAACTTCTTACATCTTTACTTTCCAGTAATCCAGCTTTAAGTTCATTATTGATATTACCCCCTCAGGCTGCTAATTAATACGGAAACGTTTATAAGTAATTAAAGCCTAATGTCCGCCGATAACCCACAATATATATATCCACACGAGTTACCACAAATAACTCCTACGGATACTGATCTAATATTTTTAGAGCAGAATAATGGANACGGTACTTATACTTCTTATAGTACCACGCTATCTGCTCTTTCTGCTGCAGGTTATACCGGTAGAGANGGTCAGTCAGGTTATTCCGGTTACTCAGGTTATTCTGGTGCAACTGGTGGTGCGGCTGCTTCTGGTTATTCGGGCTATTCCGGACAAAATGGTGTAATCGGTCACGATGGTGCTTCTGGTTATAGTGGTATTTCTGGTTACAGTGGTTACTCCGGTTCAGGTGTATCTGGTTATTCAGGCTTTAGTGGTATTTCAGGCTACAGTGGTTATAGTGGCATTTCAGGGTTTAGTGGTATTAGCGGTTTTTCTGGTATAAGCGGTTATTCCGGTTACTCAGGTATTTCTGGTTATAGCGGCATAAGCGGTTATTCAGGTATAAGCGGTTACTCAGGCTACTCTGGTAAGAGTGGTTATAGTGGTATTTCTGGCTANTCTGGTATTAGCGGTTTTTCTGGTAAAGACGGTACTTCAGTTACTATTATTGGTACAGTACCTACCGTGGGTGGTAACCCACAAGCTACTTTAAATGCTGCATTCCCAAGTGCAGTAAACGGTAACGGCGTCATTGATGAAACGTCTGGTGATTTGTGGGTATACGCTAACGGTACTTGGTCTAATGTTGGTCAAGTAAAAGGTGATACCGGTGCTTCTGGTTACTCCGGTATTAGTGGTTATAGTGGCTACTCTGGTTACTCAGGTATTAGTGGCTACTCTGGTATTTCCGGTTATAGTGGTTCAGGTGTATCAGGCTATAGTGGTTATTCTGGTGCTCAATACACATTCTCAAGTAATATTGTAGTTAATATTTCTGCTGGTTATTTCGGTCAATACGCAAACGGTAGTACAATACCAGCTGCTGGTTTAACACCTGCTCAAGTTATATTGTTAGCTTGTCAACAACAAATACCACCTTCTGCAAATATAAATTCTTCAAGTACTATTGCGTTTAATCAAACCTCAATTAGTAATATAATAACTTTCGGTTACTCACTCAGTAGTTTAGGTGCAACTGCACTATCTGGTAACTTATACTGGAGACGTAACAGTTCTGGTAATTACAATTTATTGTTAAGTGGTACACCAGCAATTTCTGCAACAAGTTTAAGCTACACTCATACATATACTGATACAAATTATAATACACAAAACTTTCAATACGAATACACTTTTGTAGATTCAAATAATCAAATTGCTACCCCGGTTACAAAGACAATTACACCTACAGCATATGTAAGTCCTTCAGTTTCGCTTTCAATAGCAGCAGCAAGTGGTACGACTTCTCCTGAAACAGCATACACAAGAGAAATAGGCAATACTGCTTCTACTATTACCGGTACAATTACAAATAATAACAATAGCACATATGTTCCATTAAGCGCATACGTATTACAAGTTTCAGTAAACGGTGGAGCATATACAAGTTTAACTTCTGCAATTTCCGTTGGCCCGGGCACTTCATCGATTACATCGTTTACCCATAACAACCCAACTTTAAGCGCTGCAACTTCTATTGCATACCGTTTATTGGTATACGATTCATATCAAAATTATATTTCAAGTTATTATACAAGTGGTGCTACAACAGTTTCATTCTATCCATTAGCATGGTACGGTCCTATATCATCACTTCCAACTACCACTGCAGCTATTAGATCATTACCTAATAGGTATTTTATTAGTGGCTTATCAAACCCGTTTAACTTAGTAACAGGTACTACATATAATAACTTTACTGTAGCGTTACCATCTCACACCATTACACAAGTGCTTGATACAGGCAACTTAAATGCTAATATTACTGCAAATTACGTGTTGTCGGCTTGGAACGTAAACAGCTACAATTTAGTACCTACATCATATAATGTATATACATTAACTAATGCAGTACCTTATAACCCTTCAACAACTCACCAAGTAACTTGGGTATAATAATTATTTAAAATGTCACTCACTACAGGCTTACAACTACCATATGGTATACAACCCGTTAACCCGGTACCGGTTGATGCATGGTCNGGTCCATATGCAGGAGCTACTGCAACAGCAGCACTTTCGGCCGCCAATGCTTCAATACCATCAGGTGTTAGGTTTCAGTCAATGCAGGTACGTCTTATTATTAATAGCGTACCTTATATATACTGGTATCAAAATGGTGTATTAGACTCGAACCTGGTTTTATTTGCTGGNAGTCCAACTTCATTAGTAAACGGCTCATATAGTTTTCAATTAAGTGCAACCGCTTTGTCTGGCGGTGCTATGATATTCCCAGATGGTACCGTACAGTATACAGCTTCATCCGGTATAAGTGGTGCATCTGGTTATTCTGGTATTTCCGGTTTCAGTGGTATATCTGGCTATAGCGGTTATTCGGGTTACTCTGGTATCTCTGGTTACTCGGGCTATTCTGGTATCTCCGGCTACTCAGGTTACTCTGGTATCTCTGGTTA